ATCTGCCCAAGGACTCGTTCTATGAGTCCATTAAATGTTGTTGTCATTCACTCACCGCTCTCAGGGCTGCGGCAGCAGCCTTATCAGTAGTTCCGCCTAGTTGGTTGCAGACACCACGAAGGTCTTTGTAATTAGGCCGAGTGTTACCAGCCTTGACATTTAAGGCACCAACAACGCTTAACCCTGTAGTTCCAGCCCAAGTGTTTGCAGCCTTAGCTGCACCTACATATGACTGAATAGCAGGATAGGTGCCACCATTAGCGAGGCGATTAAGTTCTGCATGGAGTGTGCTTCCGTTGGTACCAGTTGCCATTACTTAGCCTTTCTCTTTGCTGCTGCGTTATCTACTAAATTTGGATATGGTCTTCCAGCCTTCTTAGCAGCAGCCTTAGCCTTTGCTTTCTGTGCCGGAGTCAATGGAGTAGATTTTTTATTGGGATTCTTTTTATCCCAGAATGCTGTTTTCTTTTTCACCACTTCACCTTGTCTGCCCAATAGGCTGCTGACATTTTTCCTTTAGCGATGTTCTTTGCGTGACGAGCTTTGAATGATGCTTGTCTTGCTGTTGGCTTCTTATCACCTGATACACCCTGTTGCCCAAAGCGAATTGTCTTCACTTTGTCTCCAACCTTTGCAACAACAACATGAGACTTCTTTGGGTGAGATGGAGTTTTCTTTGGCTTGTTAAAGCCAGATACCCCGGCCTTCTTTAGCCGGGGATCTCTCTTCTCGGCCATTTACTTCTTCTTGCCCATTTTCTTAGGCATAGCCTTTTTCATTGGCTTGCCAGACTTCTTCGCTTCCATCTTGGCATCTTTCATACCCTTTGCTGAGTATGGGAATTCTTTCTTTCCGACCTTTGGCATTTGCTTCTCCCTTTGTGTGATGACTTTGACTTTCCCACCGCTGTTTATATCAAACGAGATGGAAATCTCTATTGCTTTACGAGCTTCATTAGCTGCTGTTCTTGTGTTTGTTGGGGATAGTGTGGCTCTGGCTAATGCACCAAGTGCATATGAACTTCCAGATCCAACTCCGTATATTCCACGGTCATCTCTTACCCAAGAAAAGTCATTATCAATTTGATAAATCTTTCCTCGAAGGCAGATCAATGCATCAAAACCTGATCCATCTTTGGGGTCGTTATCGGCAGTCTTAGGCGATGGGTCGTATCCATAATCTGCGTAGGCTTGCTTAAGTGATGGCAATAAATCTGTCATCATAAATTTATCTAGGTTCACACCTCGTGGAATCTTAGGAGCATTCCAACTGTGTAGGGCTATATCCCCGGCGATTGCATCGCCAGCAAAGGCAATTACATACTCACCCTTTTCAACTACCTTATCCATACCGGTAGCAATAAACTTCTGATCTGCACCAACTATTAGGGATTCGGCTGCGATCAATCCCCAGCCTTTACCTTGAATCCCAATTATGGTTGTCATGCTCAGTCCTTGAATGAGTTGTTGGTTGAGTCGAATGCCTTACCGGCTAAGTTGCTTAGTTCGACTGCACCACGAATATCCTTCATGTTTGTTGAAGATGGTTCGATACCTTGATCGATTGCAGACTTGTATGCGTTTAGTTCTGCATCCCATTTTTTCTGGGGCATCAGCTTTGAACTATTAGCATCACCTGTATTAACTTGTAGGCCTGATTGCTTTAGGCATTCACCCCAGTTGATGTGATCCTGAGTAGGGCAACCTGTTCTGCATCCCATTAAACTATCTCCACTAAAAATCCGTTATGGGCTATGTTTGAATCAGAGTCGGCCTGAGCTTGAGTTCTGATCTGAAAGCCTTGTGCTACAAGAATATCTTTTGTTGCTTCATCTACGATGTGACCTCGCCCACCGAGGAAGACATAATCGTAATCTCTTAGCTCATCTTCTGTGACTGCTCGAGCCAAAGACAATTCACCATTATTGATAAGCACGGCTACCCCTCGCTGGGATACAACTCTACGCCACCACTTGTCAGCCAATGGATAACCTTCCATTACCTGCGGTGGGTAAAAAGTATATGTTGCCATGATTCTCCTTGTGAATAGAGAGGGAGGCAGGTTGCCCTGCCCCCCTCAACTAATGACCTACTAGAGGCTAGATCCGCCTGTTTCCAAACGAACGACTGCTGCATCACGGAAGATGCCCCAGCCACCGAAGTACTTCCAGCCAAGTGCTGACTTACGGCGAAGGATGTCGATCTGAGGAGCCACGACTGTTTGCACATCGTAGACATTAGCCTCAAGAAGAGCTTCCTTACCGACAGCAACTGCTGAGTAAACAGTAGCTGAAGATGCACCTGAAGTGGTTGATGGAACACGAGAAGTCTGAACAACTTGGAAGCCTTCAAGAACACCAATGGTGCCTGTCAATAGGTTTCCTACATTGTCAGTTGTGTACTTGTGGATGTCCACGAATCCGCCTGAACCAGTCTCGGCACGAAGGTCGAAAGCTTGGCGTGGGTGGATGAACAATGTGTAAAGGTCACCAACACGAGGTTGAGCGTTAGCTTCAAGAAGCTCTGTTTGTGCCTTACGAAGCATTGATGTTGAAAGAACATCTGAAGCTGTAAGAGTAGCTGTTGATGTACGGCTTCCACCATACTTAACTACTGTTCCAGATGTTAGTGCTGTTGCAACTAACTTATCCAATGTATCTGCTGCGTTGTAAGCAATCGCATCACCGATCATGGTGTCGATAGAAGAGAATGTGGCCATGTTGACCTTCTCTGTCTGCTCAACAGCATTACCGTATTCAGTAACAGTAACTGTTACCTGTGATGGGTTTGCCAATGCAAGAGGTGTTACATCGGATGTTTCTGTTAATGCTGTGGTTGCTGCTGCCAAGTTTGAATAAACTGCAAACTTGAGAGTAGTTCCCGGGTTGGTGAGTGCTACTGGTCGTAGGTCTGCGACTGAACGCATGACAGGAAGTGAGCGGAGTGCAGCTCTTACATATGTGTCATATGCATTGACTACGAGGTTGCCTACACCAGAGATTTGAGTGGTTGCCATTTACGGCACCGCCTTTCTGGGTTAGTACCCAGCTTTACCAAGATCTGCAAATAACTGCTTTAATGCATCTGGCCCCTTTGCAGCGGCCTCATCCATCTGGGCTTGAATCATCTGTTCACGATCAGCACTAATGCCGCCGTCTACAGTTGACTGAGCCTTCTTGTAGCTATCTATAAATCCTTCTGGTATTGCTGGATTTGATTGGTTGGTTTGTGACACACCGAATACATCTCCGTATTCAGTAAGCCATGACGACAACGATTCCTCCGTGAGGTCGATGTCCTGTGGAATGAAAGCCGAAATCTTCGGATTCACTCCTCGAGCTGTAAGGACTTCTGAGATAGTTCTCTCTCGTTTTTCTTTACGCAAATTGGAAAGCTCTTCCTGAATTTCCTTCAGTTGCTTTTCTTTTGCCTTATTGGCCTTGCGTAGTTGTCCGAGAACATCGTTCGAATCAAGTTCGAAGTCATCCTCTTCCAGTTCGTAATTGGACATTTGTCCTACTCCCTTTTCATGTTAGTCGCTGGCCACAATGCAATCGGGGAAATGCATTGGCTCCAACTTCCGGGTTTATACTCATCTCAAGTTCCGGCATTTCTAGAGATGGAGTGGGTGTCCGGGTCTCGAACCCGGATGATTGCCAATCACCCTGTTACTTAAACTGTTTTAACTCTTAGTGCCTTAGATCCGATACCACTTGTGCCACCGAATGCTGCTGCACCTGTTGCCTTAATTCGTGCTGCTTGTGCCTGTGCTTGGACATCTCCACCAAACTCGGCAGCGATTGCTTCCTTGGCTCCAAAGTTCTCACCATAGATAGCAGCAAGGTTTCCAGTTGTCTGGAGTTCACGCTGAACCTGTGAATACTTCTGGCGTTGTGATCCATAGCCAAGAGATCCTGCACCGTAGGTCTGAGCCATATTTGCTTCTTCTGCTGTTAGGCCTTCGATAAGAGCTGCTGCTGTGTTCATGTTCTTTCCAGCAATCTGCTCAAGGATTCCCTGACCCTTTGCTGGGTCAATCATGTATGCAGTAAGGGCTTCGTCACCGATACCGTATAGATCTTTAAGTTGCTTACGAACATTGGAATCTGTGCCTGTGGTTACAAAGTCACGATATGCCTGAATGATGTTTGCAACATCGACATTGGTGAGGTTGTTCTTTAGGAAAGATTGGAAGTCTGTTGTCTGATCGTAGAAGCCTGTTGGCATATTGTATGAAGTCAATACCTTCTGGTATTCATCTTCCATTCCAACGATTGTCTTCTCATCTAGTGCCTTGTATCCAGCATTGAGACGAGCTTCATTGACCTTACCAAAGCGTTCATAGTAAGACTTGGTGTTAATCAACTGAAGGTAGAAACCTTCTGAAGTTGTAGGGATTTCATCGAATGCTTTGCCAAAACGATCTGTGCCTTTGCCAGCAAAGATTGCAGCAATGTCATCTCCAACCTCTTTAATACCCATTTGGGTAAAGCGTTCCCGGATAACATCGAATGCTGACTTACGCTGGGCTGCTACCTGCTCTGCCTTAGCAGTCTCAAGTGCCTTTTGTTGTGCAGCAAGCATCTTTTGGAATTCTGCATTTTGATTGGCAATAGCAGCTTGAATAAGTTTATTAACATCATCTGCACCTAGACCTGCTGCTGCTTCTGGGGCAGGAATTGTGTCCTTTGTGCCATCATCATATTCAGTAATTTGAATACGGTTGGCACCGGATCCTGAGTAATACTGACGAAGAATCTTCTTGCCAGTTGTTTTTGTTCCGATAACCTTTGTGGTTCCATCGCTGTATGTAACAGTAAATGTTCCATCACCATTGTCTACTCGACCAGTTTCAGTTACTCCAGCAGGTGGGGTATCTTCATCTGTAGGTGTTTCGATTGGTGTTTCGATTGCTGTTCCAGATGCTTTAGCAATACCAGAAAGAGTTGTTGTATCTACTCCAGAGATTGGAACTGCTCCAGTACCAAGTCCTGCACCTTGACCTGTTGTAGTTGGGCCATAAGGGTTAGTTGATGTCTTTGGAGATGTAATCTTTACGGTTGTTCCGCTAAAAAGAACCGGTGTTCCTGCTGCTGCACGAGCAGCTAATGTGGGGTTATCCTTAAGGATCTGGGCAACGGTAGTGCCTTGTGCCTTTGCAATACCTGAAAGGGTATCTCCGGATTTAGCCTTTACTTTTTCTGCCATTATGGAATCACTCCGAATCTCGAACCGACATCAACTAATATGCTGTCGGCTTTAGCTCTTGCGTT